TACTTGTACTTAACTCAAGAAATTGACATTTTACAGAGCTCTATTTTAGGGCTCGATAAAGTCAAATTTGAAGAAAGGAGAACGAGTGAAACAAACGATGAGAATGGTTTACGTCGCTACGCCTTACGCGGGATTAAACGTAAGCGATATAAATAGGCCTTTTGCCGCTAAAAAGCTTGCTATAGCCGAGTGCCGAAAGGTCATAAAAGCGGGCTATATCCCCATAAGTCCGGTGCTAGCTTTCGGCGAGGTATTCGATGAGAGCGCGGATAGAGAAAAAGCTATAAACGCCGGGCTTGAACTGCTTAGCCACTGCTCTTATATTTATTTCTCGACTCATGCCGACGCGGCTAGATCGCAGGGTATGAAAAAAGAGCGCGAATACGCTAACGAGCTAGGGCTTACCGAGCTTGATTTTTCGCAAAATCAAACCTCGCACGGGCTATTTGAAGAATGCCGATAGCATTCAAAAATCACAAAAAAGCTAAAAAGAATTTGGCGATATGTACGATCTACGGATACGTAACAAAACTCAAATTTGCGATGAAATTTAAAATTTTAGGAGGAAAATATGGAAATAAAAAGTTTTAGCGATATAGACAACGCGCTAAAAAAGGTATGCGAGCTAAGCGTAGGCATCGAAAAGATCAACGGCGAAGTAACCCTTGAGTGCAACCGCATAAAAGAGAGTAGAAAGGCCGAAGTAGAAAGACTAGAGAGCGAGAAAAACTATATCGAGCAGCAAATCACATTTTTCTGCGAAGAGAACAAGCACGAATTCGCCGAAAAACGCTCGAAAGAATTTACCTTCGGCGAGATCGGCTACCGCCTAACCAAAAGCGTAAACCTGCCCCGCATTAAGGCCAAGGTTGAAAGCCTGCTAAAGGCGATCAAAAGCTACGGGCTAGCCAAAGAGTGCATCATATACGAGGAAAAGCCCAACAAAGACGCTCTAGCGGAGCTAAAAGACGAAGATCTCGTAAAGCTAGGGCTTACAAGAACGGTAAAAGATAGCTTCCGCATAGTACCTAAAATCGAGAGTTTGGAGGTAGGAAAATGAAAGAAAGCGTGTTTCAAGGCCTGTGGCACAACTTTAAGGGCTTAAAAGACGACAAAAATAGGCTTTTGCCTAGATTTGTAAGGCGAGCGAAGTTAAGAATTCGCGTTAAAGGGCGTTAAAAATGCTAAGTTTTTTGATATGGGGGCTAGTTTTAAACGTTTATGCCTTTTTCGTAACTTTTATAACCGCTAGGGTAATAGTTCCTAAATCCGAACGAAAAAGAGAACCTAAAAGGATCGTTGCCGTAATAACCACGACGCTAGTTCCTTATATGATGACGATTTTATGTCTATGTATTATCGTAATTTTAGCGATCTGCAAATTCGATTATGAGGAATTTAAAAAGTTTAGAGAGGAAATAAATAGCAAATAAAGGGCTTTAAGCCCTTTAAAGAGCGTTTTAAACACGCTTTAACGCTCTTTAAAAGGTTTAAAATGAATGAAACTATGGTAGAACTAAACAAAAGAAAGCTGATAAACGATATGGCGAAATTTGCTATAAGCGGGCTAATAAGCGAAGCGATGTTTAAATACGCCGCGATTAAAGGGATAAATTTGCATTTTACGTTTAGCCACCCTGCCGCAAAGCAAATTTTCGAGCTAAACACGGAAAACATCAAGGCTAAACTGCGCGAGTTTTGGGCGGACAACCTTGCCGCGATCAAGGAAGCGGGCGTAACCTTCCGCGACATAAGCTGCGAAGTAATATACCGCTTGCCGCGCGACGGTAAAGCTATGCAAGAAGAAAAGAAGCCCTATGAGGAGCCAAGTAACGGCAGCTTTGAAAACCGCGCGAAAGATCCGTCCATAAGGTTAAAAATAGAGCGTATAAGAAAGATCATACTCGCCGATTTAGAAAGCGGCAAATCGGTATATAAAGGAAATATATGAGCGAAATTTTCGAGTTTTTAAAAAACTCCAGCTTAACCAAAGATAATTTTAACGAAAAGGTCGAGTTTTTGATAGAGGGCTTTTTAGTAAAGCAGCTAATCACGCTAATCTACGCGGACGGCGGCACGGGCAAAAGCTACATGGCCTTTGCTCTAGCTAAAAAACTTTGCAAAGAGGGTCAAAGGGTATTTTTCATAGACTACGACAACCCCGTAGGCGTACTCAAACAGCGCGGCGTAGATAGGCTGCTTATAGAAAGCTACGAGAATATGAATTATATTCAGCGCAGCGCGCTAGAGCTTTGCGGATTCGAGCTTGTTCTAAAGCTCGAGGAAAACGCCGTAGGTAAAGCTTACAAAGATTGCGTTTTTATCCTAGATAGCTTGCGGGATTTCGTAGACATCAATAACGACAACCGCATAAATAGGCTATTTGGCGCGCTTAAGAATTTACGCGAAGCGGGAGCTACCGTTATTATTCTGCACCACTCCAACAAAGACGGCAAAAACTATCAAGGCAGTAACCATATAAGGAATTCTCTCGACGTTATGTATCATCTACTAAAACGCCCTAGCAAGGAAAACGAGTTAAATTTCTTACTTGAAGTAGCCAAAGAAAGAGCCGGGGTAAAAGATAGCGGTTTTTGCGTAAAAACGCTAAATTTAGAACTAAACGAGCTTGACGTGGAAGTAGCTAGAATGAGCGAATACGAGCTAAATTTTACTACTCTAGCGCAAAAGATACTAGCCGGCGGAGATCTAAACAAGACCGAGCTGCTAAACGCTATGAGTTACGAAAAAGACGATAGAACGGCTAGGGATTGTCTCGATAAATTCGACGGCAAGCTATGGTTTAGCCGAAAAACGGGCAAAAGCGTGATATATAGTTGTAAAGCGGAGACTACAACCGATACAACTATTACAACTATGGGTGAAAATACCTTAAATTTGGCGGTTTGAGATGAATACGAGCGAGCTAAAAAACACTATATAAAAATGATACAAACATTGAAGCACAACTATTTCGTGGACGACGAGTGCAGAAAGATATATTTACAAGCGCAATTCGGCAAAGATAGCCTAAAAGAGCTAAGTATAGAGGAGCTTAGGGCCGTGCTAGAAGTCGTGGGATATAAGCCCCATAAAGGCGCAAATTTTAAAAAATCTACTCGTAAAACCAAAACAAGTAAAACGTCTAGCTCGTCCTTGATGTCCAGCGAAGATCTAACGCCCGCTAAAGGAAGCCTATACGCCACCAAAAAGCAGCTTGAAACTATCGCCGGCATCTGGGAAGAGATAGCTAACGTAAAAACGGGTATGGCTCTAAGAGAGTTCATCTTTAGGATAGTTAAAATCAGGCCTTTACATCTTAAATTTTTGTCAAGGACTGATGCCGCCGACGTCGTGCAAGCCCTTATTCAAATGAAAGACAAATGCTACAAATGATAAATAGCTTCGATTTATTCGCCGAGTTCTACAACCGCGTCAAAGAGAGCGAAAACATGGCCGATATCGTCAAAGAATACGGCGGAGCCAATATCTACGTGCCAAGCTACAAAGGTACGTTTAGAAACTATGATATACTCAAAGAATACGAAGAAGGCATAGAGCTAGGCAAGCCACGCCCGGTCGTCATTCGCGAGATCGCCGCGAAGCATAACTTGAGCTATAATAGCGTTTGCGCTATAACCAAAGAGTTAAGAGAGCCTAGTTTATTTGAATAGGGTTATTTCTTGACAGTTTCCGTATAAAATAATTATAATTCTATAATTTTATCAGGGATAGTCATGGTAACATTATTAAAATACTCTATTATCATTTTTATAATATGTTCGGCTTTGATTTTATTGTTGAACCATTTCACTAAAAAGAAATGGGGTCGAATTTTGGGACGTAGGCCAACTCGTGAGGAGTTAGTCATAATAATAGACCTAGAGTCGATTAAGTATCCGCAAGATGAAATAGCCGAAATTTTAAAAAAATTCAATGCTAATTTAATTGATAAAAAAACGATATCGGAGCTTATAAAGAATAAGAGACGAGAACTAAAACAGAAAATAGTAGACGAAGTAGCTACAAAAAATAAAGCAAGAGAACTAAAATTTCAAGCAAAACAGCAAGAATTTCAAAATAAGCTAAGAGAGATTGAGGCCCAAAAACAGGCGCTAAAAAATCAAAACTACGATATATCCGTCGTGCCGACAGATGAAGTTATGGAAGCCGAAATCATACAAGAGTATCCGGATGAAACGCCGGTTGAAATTATAGATTTTTACGAGAGACGAGAATTCGATGCTATGCGTTTTGCTCTACAAAAAATAGCCTACGAGATGGTTGGAGATAAACACTCTCAACAAGAAAAAGATAAATTTAAAAAGATTATGACATATTTTGCATACAAAGACCCGCTCTATAATGATTGTATAAAAAAAATAATCGGTATAGTGGCCAAAAACGAGGGCATGCTTCAAACGCAAATTTACCAGTATTTTAAAGAATATGACTCGGAAATAATGAGATACGTGCTTTATTTTGGTGGCGAATTAGGCGATATTCGCAGAGTCAAAAGCGGTCGTAGCTATAAGTTATATACAAGTATTTAAAATAGTCATTATTTAAAACCATCTTCCACAAATTTTATAACGACCTTTTTAACGACGTCTTTTACCCTGCCCGGCAAATTGCCGCTCCTATCGACCGGTAAAAATGGCCTTGCGGGTATCTTGACGTTTTTACTTCGTCCCGCCTTATTGGTGCCGAATTGATGAACTAGCCCGTAAGCAAAGCCATTTTTATTCGTATTATTAGATACCGTGGCTCTCTTGTCGTCTGCTTTAACTATCCATTTATCCGCCAAATTTCCGTCCGATCTTAGAATATTAGAGGACTTTCCTAGTTTTTGTTTTTGCCTAATCGTACTAGGTTTCAAGGCTTGCCATTTTTGCCCAAACGGACTGCTCTCGTTCTCAAAACTGGCTTCTATTTCGTTTTGTAAGATATTGCCTAGCGTTTGCATTAGCGGCTTGGTTTTTTTGTCGATATTTTGCAGAGATTTTAGCTTCGTTTGCAGCTCTTCTAGGCCTTTAACTTCTATCATTGCGTTTGTCCCCTTAAAATGTGGTATAATTACACAAAGTAGATAAGAGATGGCCCAGATTTGGCAGGGTTCCAGTTGCAAAAGCAAGCTGTATATGACTTGGGTTCGATGCCCGGCCTTATCTACTTTATCTTTATATATCTTTTTTTATCTTTCAAAATAGCTTTATAGTTTTCTACAGGTATCCTCGTAATAGTCGCTATAAAATTATCGGTTTTAAATTTTTTAAGCGTATAGTCTAGGCGGATGACGGCGTAATTTACCATGTTGTCGTTTTGTAGGCTATTATAAAAATATAGTAAAACATTGTCCTTTTTATCGTAAAATACGCGTTTAGCTTCGTCAAATACGCCTACTACGGCTTTTATTTCATCGATATTGGGCTCTTTTCCCTTCGGCTTGCTATCTCTCGTAATGTGCGAGATGGTGTTTTGATAAACGGCTATACTGGATGCTTTGGGCTCTACGTCGATGATTTTTAGATTTTTCTTGATACCTTGCTTTAACTCCCCTACTTGAGCCACCTGATAAATTTTATCCTTGATGATTTTACCGCCAATTGCAGCATTTACCATGTCGTCTAAGCTTTTTTGCCAAACGTAAACGTCTCGCTCATGCTCGAAGCTATCTAGGGATTGTTTTAAATTTTTCTTTGCAAGACTTGACGTAACGGCATCTAAAACCTTATTTTGCTTGTCTTTTAAAATTTCATCCGTTTTGTCGACCTTGCCCGGATTGTATTTGAAGTCTTTTTCTGCAGCCTGGGGCAAAAAAGAGCCGTCAGCAAGCGGTACGATGCCT